TCCGAACTTGGCATCGACCCCCGCGATCAGCGCACCGTCAACATTCCAGGCATCAACGGCCCAGGCACCAGCTTCGCCCCAGGTTCCAACTTATCAGCCAACAGCGGCCCAGCCGGCTTCGGCTCCGGTAGCGGATCCATGGCAAACAGCGTTCCAGGCGCTCAGCGCAAGCGTGAATCAGAGCAACCAATACCAGGCCCCGGCACAGTACTCGGCGTATCAGACCCCAACACCACAGGCACCTTCCCAGGCAGCTTGGGTTTCACCCCAGGCAACACTGCCCCAGGCGCAGCCGATTTACTCAGCCCAAGTTTCAACCCCGGCTTATACGGCCCAGCAGGTGCAGCAACTTCTGGACCAACAGCAGGCCCAAATCGCCCAACCCCTCCAGACCCAAGAGCAAGACGTCGCCGTACGTGATGGCTATCTGAGCCAGATTTCAGATGAAAGCCTTGAAGTTCTTGAGCACTTTGGTGCTGAAGCTCCTGCGATGCTGAATACCTATGCTTGCGCAGTTGAAGATGCTCTGATTGAGCAAGTGCGTCGTGGCCAAGCAATGCACAAGATGCTGAACGCAGCTGGTGAAGAACGTGCTGCAATGAACATTCTCTTGACGAACCCTGATTATCTTGCTGATTACGTCAATGAGTTCTTCGGTCCTGAAGGCCCTTATCCGACTGAAACGCTTGAAGAAAGCGCAGAACGTGAGCAGTTATTTGCCCGCGAACAGTTCGAAGCTGAAATTCAGGCTCAAGAGCAGCGAGGCGTGCCTGCTAACTTCCAGCGTCCAACAATGGACATGCCTACACCTAATCAGGCTCAAGGCAATGCAGCAGCTAACTGGTGGGGTGACTTCAGTGAGCTGATGGACACTAATCCTGAGCAAGCGTGGCAGTACCTCGCACAGGCCCCTAATGGCGCTCTGCAGACCAAGATGCTCGTTCAAGATCTCTGAGGTTAGTCATGAAATTTCCGCAGCCCATCCAACAGGCTCCGGTTGAGGTTCCGGGTTCATACAACATGGGTATGAACTCGGGCGTCATGCCAGGTCCTCAAATGATGCATGACCCTGTCAGTAATCCAGATATGAATCCTCAAGCTGCAATGAGGTTGCAGCAGCAGGCATCTGATATGGCTTCAAAAGTTGCACCACAAAATAGCGGCATGCAAGCTCAGATGGAGAGGATGCAAGATGTTGCTGTTGTAGAGCAATCAAATGCAGAAGCTAAAGCTGTCGAGCTGCTTGGCCGAACTAAGGCAATGATTATTGATCAAAGCCCAGAAGAAATACCAAGCCAAGGTAAGTATCTCGCTGAAGTTGGCGCTCCTGGAAGTCCTGAAAACAATGAAATCGTGCACTTATTTGCCTAGAAAGCTTGAGCTAAATCTAAATCGATAAAATATTAAATTCACTACAATTGTATTAGTAGTGTAAATAGTGCCGTGAGAGTAGCAGGACAGGAAGCAAATGATCCTGAGGTTTTTCAGGCAATCTGGAAACATTTAAAGACTGACGGTGTACCTGATCAAGCTGCTAATCAAATGGCAGCTGAGATGGTTACACATGGTGAAGACTTTGAAAGTTCAATTGAGCTATTTGAGCGCTATTTCTCAATGTACAAGGAGAAAGGATATAACGAACATGCTGCACAAGCTATGGCAGTAGAGGCGATGGAAGGACGAGAAGAACCACCTAAATCAAACACAAGATTTGCTGGGATATACGAGTCATAAAAAGCTCAAAATATAGAAGTATTCGTCTATAAAATAATGTACGAAAATCTAATAGAACCTTGGGCAGAAGTTGCTTGTCTTCCAATGATGGATGATGGTCAGATTACTTGGTATGCAGGTAATGGCGCATTTCCTATGCAAAAAGCTATCAATACACTAACCAAGAAAGTTGATTTAGTTTTTGTGCGTGTTGATAATGAAGCTGATGCTGAGATTATTTTAACGAAGAAGCGGAAATTAGAAGATCCTTCATGGTTAGGAGTTGCACGTTGGGGTGAAGCTACTGGCTATAAATGGGAGTTAGAAGTCTTACGAGGTAAAGATTATATTTCAACTGTTACCCATGAATTAGGACATGCTTTGGGATTAGGTCATCCTGATGATCATTGGGCGAACAGAGATACAATTATGTCTTACAAGCGTTATAGGAAAAACTGGAGATTCAGAAAACAAGATATTGTAAATATTGAAGAAATTTATTTTCCTGAGAACAAGAATGTAGTCACACGTCCATTTGATGTATTTGATAACGATACACTTCCGAGCATCAAACACATTACGCCTAAAAAATTCAAAAAGAATGTAAGATTCAATGAGCATAAACATGGTGTTCATGAGCTTGATTATTTGACAGGATTAACAATTACCTCTACAATGTAAGGGTATAGAGTAAACAGCAGATATGCCAAAACCTAATATTAGTGGGGACAATGTTCGCTCTTATTTGAGGGACATTGGTAGAATCCCATTGCTTGAGCATGATGAAGAAATTATGCTTGGACGTCAAGTCCAGCGCTTAATGGAAATAGAAGATAAGCGTAAAGAGCTAGCAGAGCAGCACAGTCGGAAAATTGATGATACAGAGTTGGCTGCACATTTTGAGTACGATAGAAAAGCTTTGATTAAAGAAATTCGTGCTGGACAAAAAGCCAAAAACAAGATGGTTACAGCTAACTTACGTCTAGTTGTTAGTGTTGCTAAAAAATATACCAAAAGAAATATGGAGCTACTTGATATTATTCAGGAAGGAACTATCGGACTAGTACGTGGTGTAGAGAAGTTCGACCCAGGTCGTGGTTATAAATTTAGTACATATGCATATTGGTGGATTAGGCAAGGGATTACAAGAGCAATTGCTGAGAAAAGTAGAGCTATCCGATTGCCAATACACGTCACTGAGAATCTCAACAAGCTTAAGAAAGCCCAGAGGGATTTAGCTCAATACAACGGCGATATGCCATCACTTGAGCAGCTCTCACGAGAGCTTGACTTAAGCATTGATGAGGTAAAAGACCTGATGTGTAAGGCGAGACTTCCAACGTCTCTGGAAATTCGTGTAGGAGAGAATAGAGATACCTGCCTTATTGATTTGCTTGAAGATGAAAACTCATTACCAGACAAGCTACTGACGTCTGCGTTCATTAAAGAAGACATTCAAAATTTAATCACTGAACTTCCTGAAATGCAAGCATCAGTAATTCGTATGAGATATGGTATTGGTGATGAGGTAAGAGAACCTATGTCTATGACCGCAATTGGTCAAATTTTGAACATGAGCAGAGATCGTGTTCGGACATTAGAAATCAAAGCACTAAAAGCTCTTAAAGATCGCAGCGATATGGTGAGTGAATACCTTTAAAATGTAAGTATGTGTAATAGTAGCTGGCATGGATGTTACCCAGCAGATCAATAATTATAAAAATGGATTTAGTACATTTACAAATCCATCTTTTGCAGCAGCAACAAAATCGTTAAATGCAGCACAAGGGCCATCAATCGATCGACCTATTGTCGAACGTATTACAGCAATGCCATTGTCCTTAGGGTACAAGGATGCCGTTGGATTATTTGGTAGTGAAAATAAGTTCATTAAGTTGGATATTAATATACAAAACACATTATTCCATATGTTCAGCGGTGAATACAAGCAAGCTGATGGTTATTTTATTTATAACATTACAAGACAAACACAGGAATATGAGCACTATGAAGAAGCTCTAGATACATCAACTATTAACGATGAATCCATAATTAATGGCTATGAGCATGCAGACTACAATACTAAATTAGAAAACAATGAAGGCATTATGTTAAGTGTTGAGTTAATCAATAACAAAACAGGCAATAAATACAATGACAACTGGTTAGATGTTGTTTTATATAGTTCAAGCAAACAAGCACTGCCTTCTAATACTGTTTATGTAAAACCACAAGATACCTTGTATATTGGACTTCATGCTAGAAATACAAGACGATTGCCGTATAACATCAAAGTTAATATTGCAGAAACGCTTATTAGTACTGTGGATGTAATTAATCAAAAACTATTAGTCAATAGCTAAAACAACAGAAGGGTAGCTGGCAGCATCAGGAGGAAGTACTTTCATAACTTGACCTTTAGAGATATGAGAAAACACATATTCTTCAATAATGTTGTTGTCAAGATCATAAATTGCAATGCGATCAACGTTTCTATAGTTAGGACCAAACCGCCATCGTGTGCTGCCATCAAAGATAATATCTAATCTAGTATCTGGTTTTGACGGTATTACGGCGTATACATCTCCATCGACTCGATTTACACGCAATCGAGTGCAATCAACATATTTAGTCTTAACACTTGAGTCACTCCACCACCTGCGGAATGAATGTTGATCCTTACCACGCTTAGGAGTATCAATTGTAAAACACTTATCTGTTTGATGAGATAAACGTTTAGTACCCACCAATCTCACCTTACTGGTCATAACTATCTGTTTATTCTTTCAACATTCTAAGATATTTAGTTAATTCTTTTGTCCCATTGAAGGTTTAATACTGCACAGTTTGTTTTATCACCATCTATGTGTTTTACAAATGAGCATCCTTTTTTTCGTCCTGGAGGAGTCTGAGGTAACGGCAGAAAAGCTAACGCTACAAGAGTATGTACGTTAACGGTAATCGTTTGCTTTCTTCCTATTCTTTGAGTCAAGTTTACTCGTGGATAGCCATTACGGCCTATACTTTGTTTTAGTAAACGTTCAATACAACCTTTTGTAGATTTAACTTCTCCGTGATCATTAACATAATATTCAATACAGCATTCAAACCCTTCGAGTGCATGAACGGGAGTCCATAAATTATTATCGATAAAATCCATATATCACAAATATTTGGGGTACACTAAAATTATAAGCATTAATCTGAGTAGTATTTATATATGTGACTAAGTCGAGGTCACTTATAACCATTTAGCTTATTGGAGTTAATCCCTATGTGGATTGATAATGATTTTCCTAAGCTTCTTGGTGCCGAACTTTATCGCCCCCATCCGGCCTACATCATTGAGATGACAGTCGAGCCAGTGGTGGTGCATGATTTTTCCAAGCAACCCGGTCAAACGGTGCAACTGGATAGATACCGCTTTTGGGGTAAGCCTGGCACTAAGGAGTCCCGTGAGCGGACAGCTGACCAGACACTGGGTACAGCATCTGCACGCAACATCGTGAAGGACAAGGTCCTTGTGACACTGAAAGAGTACACAGGTCCTGCTGATACTCGCGATGCAACTCAGCCTTCAACATTTAAAGTCGCTCGTGAAACCCTGATCACAGCTCAGCGTCTGCTGCTGGATACAGGCAACCTGAACGTCTTCCACCAGTCCATCGGTTCACTGACACTGCTGGATGACTACCGCCGCTGGCGTGACCGTGTCTTTGCTAACGAACTGCTGAAAGCAGAAGCAAAAGGTCAAGCCACAGATGAATCCGGTGGTTACTATCTGCCAGGTGCTAAGGCCAAAGGTGGCAACCCTGGTAAAGGTACAGACGGCGTTGAATATGATGCTGGCGAATCCGCTAAGTTTGACGTAACAACTGACCTGCTGGAAGTTGTCAAGGATATGCGTAAGCGCAACGTGCCTACGTTTGCTGACGGCTACTACCGCTGCATTGTTGACCCCACTGCACTCATGCACTTGAGACAGAACTCTGACTTCAGAGAAATTGCACGTTATCCGGGTCAAGGCATGATTAACCCCATGCAGCCCAACATGGCTCCTAACGCAAGTTTCTACCAAGGTATGGGTCCTGCCTACGGTCAGGCTGGCTTCGTGGCTGGTCAACCCGTGATGCCTACTGGCTTCCTGTTTGAAGGTGTCCGTTGGTTTGAATCAACAAACCTGCCCGAGACAAAGTACAACATTGTGATTAACGATTCTGACAGCACTTCAAGCGCTGCTGACTTTGGTGCATCACAGCTGATCTTCTTTGGTCCTCAGGCTATCGGTGTTGGCATTGGTGGAAACAATGCACAAATCTTGTTGAATAACAACGATGACTTTAGTCGTTTCATCATCATGATTTGGTCGTTGTTTGCTGGTTTTGAAGTTCTCAATCAAGACTTCATCACCGTCGGTTACTCTTTCGTATATTGATAGGAGGTAACTAACAATGTCTAATTCTTATTTCAACAACAACGTTATCTTCCCTGGTAACCAAGTTACACATCTGAATGCATATCGTAACCAAGGCGTTCAAGCTATTCCTGGCGTGAACTTCTTCCGTATGGTTGGCGCAATTGTAGTTGATAGTATCCTGACTTCAGGTACTCACGGCGCTAAAATCTTGTCTCCTGACCAGCGTCAAGATGACAAGCCTCGTTTAGATCGTGCCATGACTGTACCTGCAGGTGCAACTATCTATCGCACTGCAATCAGCTGCGAAAATCTCAGCACAACTTCTGCTGGCACTGTTGCATTCCCTGCAGCTGTGGCTACAGGCGTAACACTTACAGCTGGTGCTGACGGTAAATTCTCCGAATACGGTACAGCTTTTGCTTACGACCCCTCTACAGCTCGCTCACCTGAAGGTAGCGACCGTAGCATTGAAGTGGAACTGAGCAATGACTTAACTGTCGTTGACAGCAACTCACAAGCTGCTGTGCTCGTTGAAGTGTGCTTCTACATGGACGCACATGCTCCTTGCACAGAAGATGTTCATCTTCCTTATAAGACAGAAGCAGGTCAAGGCTATTGATCTTTGCTCTATAACACTAAAGCGTCCTTATTGGGCGCTTTTTTTGTGTCTATAATGAAGTGAAGGTAGTATATAAGTTATGTCAAATCTATTTCAAGACTCAAAAACAGGTGCGTTAGTCGAATTTATTACTAAGCATGATAATGAATTTGCGATGGTTCGCCAGGCAAATGGCGGCATCACGTACGTAACGTTAGACCAGTTAGTACCTTACGATACTAAGAAAGGTCGTCTTGCAAAAGTAGAAGCACCACAGATTGCGGTAACGAAAGAAGAGAATTTGCCTGACCGTGTAGTACCGCTTGAAGATACACGTTTAAATCTGAATGCAGCAGAGGCTGAACAAATTGCTAAGCGGTTGCCTGGTGTTGGTTATACAACTGCTAAGCGTATTGTTGAGCTGCGTATGTCACTTTCAGGTGAAAGATTTACTAACCTTAAGCAGCTTGAAAATATCCCCAGAGTGAATTGGGAACAGTTAATTGAAGAAGACCTTATCTTTATCAGTTAAACTGTTAATAGCGAAGCATAGATTACTATGACAATTGAAGAACAAATAATGCTTGCGCAGGCCCAGAAAGAAGGCCAAGTGTTGTCAGAAGCACCTGTAGCTGGCGTCGCTGCTGGTGCATTATTAGGTGGTATCAACACATTGCCTGTCAAAGGGAAAATGATGCCAGGTCGGATGGCAAGTAATGCATTATTTGGGTCAGTCATGGGAGGACTACTAGGTGAAGGTGTGAGACAAGCTTGGGTACAAAAATCACCAACATCACCCATGATTGCAAAAGTTGCAGCAACTCCAGGTGGAGTAGAAGGTTTAAGCGATTATGACCGGATGATATATGAAAAAGTCTTAGCTGAGAGTATTCGTAATTCAGGGATGGTCTAATGGAGTTAAACGACCATCTCAAATCAAAAGTTAGATTCCACTTAGGATTTAATGCAGGTGCTCAAATTCCTGCTGGTGATAGAAGCCGTCTTGAGGAAGCAATGGCTTTAATACCAGATGAATACTGGTATACACAGGTCGTTAATCACATTACACGCTGTGATAGAGCATGGGAAAACAGTGAGTATTTTCCAGCTGATAGCGACGGCTCTCCTAACTTTAGCCGTTTAGAGCAAATTGCTGGTGATGTGCAGCGTACAATTGCAACATCAGACCCTTTAAAAGGAGACGAGTATTTCAGAGAAATCTATCTGCGTGAAGGTGATCGATTAGCTGAAACATTATA